GTTTTCATTTACCGTTGATAAGAAGTCTAACACTTCAGTGTCATCGGTGCCGAGGTCGCGGTTAGTGTGTAAAAAATCTAAGAAGCCCATATTTAACGCCTGCCAATATTTTTATTTGTTGCAACAATTCAATAGACCAAGTAGAAAGTCAAGTATGCAGACGGTCACGGTATCAATTCTTTTTTTCAATAAGGCTCGCCTGCCACGTCGATAATAATCATTGACCGTGGCTGTTTTGCATTTTAAGTTAACAAAAAGGCAGGCGAAAATATGACAATCAAAGAAGTTGAATCTTTAATTTTTAATACACTTGGAACAGAGCCAAGGCTTAACTGTGTTATTAAAAATATGTGTTATAACCATCAAAGAGCTGAAGAGGTTTTTTTGAGAAGTGACAAAGAAGCCATGCGTACAAAAAATATGGGGCCAAATACCCTTAAGAAATTTAATCTAATAAAAAACATTATATTGGATAACGAAAAAATTATGAAACGGCAGGGGGCGACCGACGTGACAATTACAAACGACTATGAATTATTCTTAGCAACAGAAAAAAGAAAATTAACCAACCGTAAATTATTATTAGTAAACGAAATTGATCGTATTGATCAAGAATTAGAATTGATTGATTTTAAATTGAACTACGAAAGGAAAGAACGAATTGAAAAAGACACTCAAGCGACTCTATAAAATAAGAGAGTCTTTAAAAACCAGAGCAGACAGTCACACCGCCAAAAGAATCGGCGGAGACACCAAAGAGAATCAACAAAAGGCTTTTGATAAAGAAAGACTTTGTTTTTTATCAATAACAGATATTGAATCGATAATAAATTCGATTGAATCACTAGATATATAGGAGATTGAAAATTGAAACTACCAACGAAAAAAAGTGAGATTGAAACAGACTTAAGAAAATTTAAGTTCTTAATTTACGGTGTACCAAAGTGTGGAAAGTCTACCTTTGCAAGTAATTTTCCAAACGCTCTATTTATATGTACAGAGCCTGGACATAAGTTTTTAAAAGTGTTCGGCGGCGATCATGTTCACGCGACGTGGAATGATATTAAAGAAACAGTAAGAAATCTTATCAAAGAAGATCACGACTTCGAGACAGTTGTTCTTGATACGGTTGATAACGCTTGGGATATGTGTAGTAAACACGTCTGCAAAGCTGAAAACATATCACACGAATCAGATGCGGATTATGGTAAGGGTTGGTCGGCTGTCACCAAAGAATTTAAGCTGGTCTTTAATGAGTTAGCAAATAGAAACTATGGATTGATTTTTATCAGCCATGAAAAGACAATGGAGAAAGAAACCAAGGGTCTTAAGCGTAGCTTTACCGATACGACATTAGGCTCAGCTGCAAGAAAATATATTCACGGGTTGTGCGACTTTATTTTTTATGGTTACATTGACGACGACGGCAAGCGGTGGTTAAGAACAAAATCAAATGACAACTTTAATGCCGGTGATAGAGCTGGTACATTGCCAGAGATATTACCTATGGACTTTAACAACTTTAAAACAGAACTAACAAAAGGATTGAAAAATGTTAAATCGAAATAACTTTAATAGCCAAGATGGAAAAAAGAAGTGGTCTAACTTACCTGATGGTGAGTATGTCGCAACAGTCGACCAAATCAAGGGTGAAATCACTGCAGAGAAAGACAAAAATCATAAGATCACAATCGTTTTAAAAGTTATCGAAGGTGAAAAAAAGAACCGCTTAGTCTTTAAGAATTATTCTTTTCCAGAGTGTGACGAAGATTCAAGCCGTTGGGATTGGTTAAACAAATCACTTGAATTTTGTGGCAATGACTTTGCATTACTTGGCAACAAGAAAGAGTTATCAGAAAGTGCTAAAACACCAACGGACATTGTCGAAGAACTTACGGCGATGGGCCAAGACTTGTCTGGTGTTAATGTCGTTGTTAATTTGGTGACAAAGAAAGCCAACAACGGTAAAGAGTATCAGAATTGTTTTATCAATGAGCTGTATGATGGTGAGGTAGCCGAATCAAATGATGACTTCGGACCTGAGCCTAATTTTGATAAAGATGATGAGATACCATTTTAAGTGAGAGAAATTAACACAATAATTTTGCACTGCTCGGCCACGTCCAATGAAGATTCAAGTATAGATGCTGCCACAATAAAAAAGTGGCACCTCTCCCAAGCCTGGAAGGACATAGGATATCACTGGGTGGTGTTACGGTCTGGGGTCGTCGAGAAAGGGCGACTCGAGGCCACAATTGGTGCTCACTGCCTAAAATATAATACTGATTCGATTGGCATCTGTCTTATCGGTATGGATAAATTTACACCGTTTCAATACAGCTCACTACTAAATTTACTGCAAAGAATTATGGACGACTATTCAATCGGAGTTGATCAAGTCAAAGGTCATTACGAATTTACTAATCTAAAAAGTTGTCCAAATCTGGACATGACACTTGTCCGCGAGTGGCTTTACGCTTCGGTATAACCGGCATAGCATCAAGTAATAACTCTTGTGCTCTCTTAAAATCATAGCACTGACGCCTTACAACCCACGCATTATATAATTCGTCAAGCCTCTCTATACTGTCAGTGACAATAGCAAAGGCGTTTGATCTAATTTTCTTTTCTAAAAAATCTCTCTGTTGTGGTCTTAACGTCTTGATCTTGCCCGGTGCCTTAAATTCTACATAGACAGCATAACCGAATCGATCACAGCCAGAGCAATCACTATATCCATTCTTAACAGCAATACCACCAAACTGATTTACACCACCAGAGGCCTCAATTAATTCGACATCCATTTTATGATCCCGCATCCACTTCATGCAGGGTTTTTGAGTAAGATCTCTTTCGGGTGCTTTATTTCTTTTGCCCCGAGATTGCCGAGGCTCATTGAGTTGTCTTTTGTGATGTTTTTCCATCGCCGCTATTACTGATTCTTTACTCATTAAGATTTAAGCCCGACATTATGTTGTGCAGTAAATGATACCAACCCGCCAACAGCAGTCACCCTCAAATCATTACCGGAAATATCAACAGTAGCTGTGCCAGCTCCGCCAAGAGCCAAGCCACTGACAGCTGATCCGCTGTTTACTAATACCGTAACCGGTGGGCCTGAGCCTGCATGTTGAAAGTGAACAACACAGGCAGACAGTACACCGCCGCCGACATAAGATGCTATAACCTGAGTAACACCCGTACTAATCGATGCAGAACCACCGTTAAAAAACTCTGGCACCCTTGCTTGTAAGAAGGTGATATTACTTGTATTTGTACTGATGTTGCCTAAATTCGTTGCCACTCCACTTGTATTAGTCGACGTCGAGCTGACCGTTGAGGCTAGGCCGTCGATAAGACCGTTGACGTTAACACCATATTTTCTATTTAAGGCCTCACTAACAGGCGCATTAGCTGCGACTTCAATGTCATTTACTTTGACCGTTGGTCCACTTGGTAGATCAGCCATTGTTCACCCCTCCCTTATAGCATCTGATATTGAACCTTACCATCGGCAAAATCAGAGTCACGCATAAACGCATACAATAAATTTACTGATGCGCTTATATTATCATATTCATCAAATTCAAAGAACATACCAGCAGTCGGCGTAAAACCTAAGCCCGCTGCCAATTGAAAACTGTTACCCGCTATACCTGCTATAGTGGTTGTTCCTTGAATTGAAAAGTCTTCATTACGAATCTTGATTGATTCTCCTATGTATTCAGTCCATTTTTTATATTCATTAACACCGAACTCGCTGAAATTACCAATAGGCTCAATAACAATCGATGTCTCCGAGGTGGCAGACTTGATAATACTCGCTGGAGATATCAACGCGAATCTACTGTCCTTGTCAAAATTGGTGTCGACAATATCAATTGAAACAGCGCCGGTTCTGAAGTTGATTTTCTTATTAACTATCTCAAATAGACGTGATTCGCCCGACCTGGTCGCGGTTATAATGTCAGAGATTTTCAGCGTCTCCATATCAAACAAAATGATGTCGCCGATTTCTAAGTCAAACCCTGACTTGAATGACAATTGAACACCACGGATAAACTCAGCTCCAAACCTGAATTTTTTAAGCCTTCGATTAGCCGCTAACGCTGCATTTGAAAGACCTAACAGCGCAATTCTCATGCCATTAGATTCAATTAACAATGATTTAACACCGACATCAATCCGATCAAAGCTCTCCGAATCGCTAATAACATTGGTCCGGGTCAGCTCTGATTCAAGAGTTGGTTCTTCAAATTTGTATGCAATTGTATTAAAGAAGTTCTTATTTATAGTCCGCCTTAATACTAATTTAGACGGATTAACCACCGAGTTTATATCGATAGTTTTAATTCTTGTAGTTGGCAAGGGTGGAACGTGTACGCCGACTGATGCCCTAGCATTTCTTGGTATCGAAAATGCTGAGCCAGGGTTATATAGTTGCTCGCTTAAAAATGTTTTGCCATCTATTTCATCTTTCAAGTAGAAGTCATATTCAAACGATGACAAGAATTGATTCTTAACGTCGTTATGCTTTTCTACATCGACCTCGTCTGGAAACATTCCTAAGCCTGTGCCGAGTGTGTCATATTGTGATCTGAAGTCAGCCAGCGCGGTCGAATCAAGTTCTATAACAAGTGCTGCGCCATCAACGACAAAAAAACCACCAGCGTCTGTCGACCCCACTTCAGTAATCTGTCGCCCGCTAAAGTTGTTCGCACCGTTGATGGCCCCTGTAGTTGTAATGTAATCGCCAACAGTTAGACCGAACTCTTGATCAATGTTGATGCCCTCAAAATATAAGACGTTAGCAAGGGGATCACTTGGCGATGTCGCCCCGATATGAGTCACGGCTTGCCCCGTTACAAAGTCACCGTTAACCCCGCTAAGCATAAGCTTTAAAGCTAAGTCTATAGCGTTGCCAGTTAACCTTACAAAACTATCAACCGTATCATTATCAGAATGAGCGACATTTGTTGTGCCCAATTCACCCCTAGTAATACCGGTAAATGTCGTGGCTGTTTTGCTGGTGTATCTCATCACCTCGTCACCGATACGAACATAAAACTTTATTGTTGCCGTGTCCGGCGATCCATCAGGACCATTAACGGGCGCTGCAAATGCTGCCGTATCATCAACAGTAATTGTTGTTTGAGTTGAATCAATAGCGCCGTTCAACTCTGTGTCTACCTTAGTAAATATCTTTGACCTTTTCTTTTGGTCTGGGTGAGCCACGTTAAGCTTTATAAGCCCGCTAGAGCTATCAATATCATCGATTATACCCCTAAAAATGACTATAAAGTCCTCTTTCCAAGAGGTGTCAGCAAACCCTAACCAAATCTTACACCGTCTGCCAAGTAAGTCAGCGACAACCTGACCAGGTGAAATAAGTTCGGTGATTTCTAGTGACTTATCAACCAGGGCAACAACTAAAGAGCTGATCGTTTCACCGCTACCCTTATCGAGATTCAAGCTCTGTCTTATCTCTGTTGTGGTCCCTTGCTGAAATGATATCAAATCACTTTGTCCAATTACGGGAGTCAACCCACCAATAGCCCAGACCGCTGACTCTGATCCGATAGGCTCGCCGATATTTAAATCAGTGTCGCCAACTCTAATTATTTTCTTAATGATCTCCGCACCAAATATCTGAGTAACACCGTCAATATCTAAAACGATTTGAGGCCTGATTGATGTCTGCTCACTAGCAGACCTTGCGTTAGTGGTTAGATCAAAGGTCAACTTACTTGTTCTCTAAGTCGTAAACGACATAATCAAGAAAGTCCTTGATATATTCTACCGCTGTATCATCGTATTTGTTGCCGGACTTCTTTGCCAACTTATCAAGCTTAGGCAGCAAGATAGAAAATACCACTTCTTTGACCATTGGGATTAATACGAGTTTTAATGCTGTTCTAAGTAACCATGCTTTCAATTAATTCTCCTCTACGTTTAGAGCGCCTTCGATTCTAGATAGACGCCTTTCTATTTTTTCGTAATGCTCAACAATTTTATCCAAAGTTTTTTCATGGTACTCAACCTTAGCACCAAGGGTGGTAGCATAAACAATTCCAGCGATGATCAGTGTTGCAAGTGCTATTGGAATTTTCATATTTACACCTTTTTAATTAAGTACTTCAAAACCTTTTTTAAGTCAGCATCCGACATCTTGTCTATGTCTATATTTTTTATATCGTCTTTTTCTATTTGGTCGAGAACAATACTGCTCTCGACTGCAGCCTGCTTTGTTTCTTTTGCTGCAATATACACGCTCTTTTGAAAATCATCAACACTTACAACCTTTTCCATTATGCCAAAACCATTATCGACCTCTGATATAGAAATGAACTTAACGTCGGCACCATCTAAGTCAGACGGGCAATCCATCACGTATTGTGGATGCCTGAAGCCGTGTACACTCTTGATCATGTAGCTATTATCATCTCGTTGTATAATTATTCTTTTCATTACCCAACCCGTCTTGCTGAGATCTTTGATCTATAATCTTTGTTTGTTATTGCCGTATCAATTCTACCTTTTAAATACCAGGTTTCGCTTGCTGCTGTAATTGTTATCTGATGCTTGAACATGTTTAAACTTTCGGTTCCTCCTGAAGTGGTATCTCCGAAAGTTCTTTGTTCATCGCCACCACCGGGTGCATTGTTTCCGGCAACATTATGGATTCCTATGTAATGATTAACCGCCGATATGGCGCCACTATTTCTAAAAGAGATAAAAGCTGTTAAATCATAAACACCAGCACTAAGAACAATACTTTCTAAATCGCCCCACTGCCCAGCGGTTATAGCCCAGCTTGTATCTGTCGTTGTGCTCGACTGAATGTTTTCTAGTTCACTAAACACACCAACGGATGTAAAGTCAGGCAACCGGAAAACACTAAAATTAGATTGCCCAACTGTAGAGATATATCCAAGATTTCCGCCGCTGTTTTGGAACCCCTGTATTTTTACAGTATCTCCCTGGGCCAATGTTACTAGATTGCCGAGGTTTGTTGTCGCTAAGATACCACCAGGTATTGAGTCTAAAGTGCTAGACCTAGCAACTTCAGCGGTTTCTCCTGAGTTGATTGCTCTAACAGTTCTTGACCCCGTGGCATTACCGGCAAAAGTAATACTTGCAGATACATAATATAATCCATCTTTTGGCGCAGTAAATACGGTTCCGTCAAAGCTGTCAAAGGGGTCTGTGACCTCAGTCCACGCAATATCTTGAAAATTATTGTTATTTGTATGCGAGGCTGTCGACACTGTAGACTCTATTTTTACCGTTTCTGAGCTGATCTGCGTTGTCGACAGCAGAGCACCATTACTAAGCTCATTGATTTTAAAGCTTAAGTTAAACGATAAAGTGTCGCCCGTGGCCCAAGTGAAAGGACCGGTGGCGTTGACGGCTGCAGAGGCGACCGTCAACGGAAAGATGGCGTTACCACTTAAGAATATATTTCCTATTTCCCTATTAGCAGATGTACTTGAATCATATAAATTCACAGTTCCATCATGCCAGAATGATCCACTTAGTATTGATAGCGTTGTTCCCGGCAGCGGATTATCAAAAGATATTGTGCTGGTGAATGCCGAGGTCGATCCAAAAATAAAGACACCCTGGATGTGTAATCTATCGCCCTCCTGCCATTGTTCAAAAACCTGTGTAGCATTGCCGACCGTTACATTGTTCCATATCGGTGTAAACGAAACTGGTGAAGTAATTAGCGGAGCATTAAAAAAGCTCTTGGCTGTTACCTTTATGTCATCGAGCAGTAATGTTAGCCCGTTAGTGTTTGAGTTCTGAACCATAAATATAAGACGATAGTCAACCGAATCAGATGCAGAAACGAACCGACCTTGAAAGATGGACCCGTTGTTTGCTAGGGGTGATAAAGGGATTGACCCATCACCACCTAGAGTTAATATATTTATTAATGTTGCATTAGTAACATCGTACATCCAACATCTAACATCATCAGCAACATAGCCTGCATCAGTAGCGAAGAAAAAAGAGACATCAAGCTCTCTGCCCTGTTGGACTGGATCGATTTCAAAATCAAGACTAACCCCTTCGCCCTGTGCATCCACAGTACTTTTGCTTATAAAAAATGATTGAGTATCGGCCAAGATGTTTACAGCGTCCAAACCCTTGGTCAATGCATTGTTGCCAGTTATTCCATCCACTGGCTCGGATACCGATCCATCATCAAATAAAACCCAATCACCTTCAGAGGATTCAAAGGTTGAGCTGTCACCAGTAATAAAACTCTTCGCACCACCACCGCTGCCCGAGCCAGAGCCTATCTCAATTAGCGTTATGCCATCGTCATAGACTGGTTTTTTAGTTGTGGTATTTCCGTACATTGTGCCCTCTTTGCGGGCCAATGCATTTAAATTTGTTGTGGTATCTTTTGACAAAGTAAATCGACTTGTAACAGCTGCCGTTCCACCGTCATAATCTTTATTGATCAACACCGCAGCGGCACTATCAGTAACCAGTGGAACCTCTGTCCCAACCAAGCCAGCTTTCCAAAGTGAGTTAAGGGTAGAGTCAAAAACCAATGATGCGCCTGTTCCTGTTCTCTCTACAGTTAACCCCGCGCCTTCAGAGCTTGCATCATTGCCACCATCATTAACAGTTATATTTGTATCAGTGACATCTAGATTTGTTGTGTTGATTGTTGTTGTGGTGCCATTTACAGTCAGATTACCAGGGATAACGACGTTGTCACCATCGTCTATTGTAACTCCACTTGGTTGAATAGCGCCCAGCCCGCCGTCAAATCTTGCAGCTACATTATCAGTAGCCGCGACCTTATCAACTTTGTCTGTTATATGAGTTTCAACTTGAGCTTGAACAGACTCGACTCGGGCCTGCACATCTTCGTTAGGTGTTCCGATCGTATCACTTGCCCACGTTGGCGACTGGTTCTCAACTCCATTGGGGTCTGATCCAACAAAAGACGCCCCGCCGTTTATAGCTTTTTGAGTATTAAGAACACTTGCACCCGACACGCCGTCAGTGTTTTCTAAATCAAGCTTTCCAGTTGTGTTAGTATCCTGAGTCCTTGAAACTAGAGCATCATTAAATGTTGTGGCGTTAGCCGTCTGTCCGTCAACTACTGCCATTTAAATGACCTCTCTAATTTTGATTTTCCCTGACCTAAAATATCCTGGCAAATTATCAGAGATTCTCTCTTCGATCTTAAAGCCAGTTCCATCGCCTTTTTGCGGCGTCTTTTCAAGGATAACTTTACTAAAGGTGGCAGTAGTATCAATATCAGGCACAAACTCAAACTTAGTCTTATTAATAATGCTGCCGAAAAAATCTCTAGCATCTTGGACTCCTGTTGCATTTGATTTTATCATGTGTCCGTCTTGGGGCACAATATCAGTAATAAAAGGCAGAGAAAACTCTATAAAGCTTTTAGTGCCAAAATTCACCGTTTCAACTCGTCCTGATGCCGTTTCATTGACAGACGCGTCAACTTGTTCAATCCAATTCTCAGCCGGTATAAAATCTTGGAGCATTGTTTGCGGAAAGTATTGTGAGCCACTCTTTGAACCGCCTGTGTATGTCATAGCGCCCGTCTTGTCAGCTCCTGAAAAACCCATAAGGCTATAGGCAGACGTGCCCACAGTAGCCCCAGAGGTCGTTAGAAGATCAAAATTACCAACATCAGAGGCAATGGTCATTGTATTGTCAGCCCTATTAATTGAGATAGTGAATGTATTTGTAATGCTGACGGCATTCATTGCCGTCTGTATGGCGATGATGAATTCACCTAGAGTATAATCACCGACATCTATTTCGGCATTTAATTCGCCCGCGCCCTCGTTAAAAGGTATATTTTTATTTGTCGTGGTTATGACATGACCGAAATTGAAAAAAGAAAATGTATCTATAGCCACTTAATTAACCCGTGTTAAATATTATTGACCCGTTGGTATCTCCGAAGTCGTTTAGTAGTTGTGCTATCTGCTCAGCTGTGCTCCTTGGATCTATTGCTCCCTGGATAGTTATGTTCACTTCATTTCTTGGCGCAGCATCGACTAGTGTCTCTGGCGAAGTCGTAACCGGCTCACCAACGATGTCCCCCGGGCTTGCCCCTGGTGCAGGTACAATTGGAGCGACCTCTCCGGCACCGGCACCACCGGCGGCGGGGCCACCAGAAAAAGCTTTCAACGCTCCGCCAATAACAATGAGTGCGGCGCCGGCAGCAATTGCTCCACCAAAGCCGCCAAAACTATCTAGTGTAAACTTTAAACTCTTAATTGCTATGGCGCTTGAAATTATAAATGTTCCAAGTTGTATAGCAAAACCACCCAAAAACCCAAGGGCAAACTTTGCAAAGTTTCCGAATGCGTTTCCGCCCTGGACTAAGCTTGCCCCAATATTGGCGAGGCCTCCGGCGATTCCATTGGCTAGATTATTTTTAATAAGTCCAGTTATATCAAAAACATTCTTTTTGACATCCTTAGCAAGACCCTTAAAAGAATCGCCAATCTTATTGGTTAGATCGTCCGACTTGTTTACTGCAAATTCTAGATCACCAAGAAGAGAGGCAAAAGATTCAGCAAAGCTGATGTCTCCTATTTTTTTGAATGACTCAACTGTCTTATCCGCCAATCCCTCAACGTCTGCATTAAACTTTTCAGTGAATTGATTGATTGATGTAGCAAATTCGCTGTCTGGTGCGAAGAAAGAAATTAACCCACCAAACGCAGCACTTATACCAACCCCAAAAGACTTTATAGTTACCTCAATAGAGTTTGCAAGCGCATCGATGGCATTCAAAACCAACTCGATAGGCACAACAACAAAGGCGGCGATAACTTGTCCAATTTTCACAGCTGTCAAAACAAAAGCCTTAACCGACTCATTAAACTTGTCTAACCCCGTGGTACTTGCTGCTATGTCCGCTATCTTATCAGAGATAACGGTCAATACTGATATGATAGCCGGTGATTTGGTTACGAGATTTCCTAGGTTTTCTAACAAGTCTCCAAAATTATTTGCCAACTGACTGACAACTCCACTAAATGTTTTTATTTGTGATTCTGCTGCTCCCGAAAAGCGTTCTCCGAGTATCCGAGTCGCTTCACCTGCTGCAAGTTGTTCTTTTGTAAGTTTTCTTATTTCAGGAGCAAAGTTTGCAATATCCCCACTAGCACCCTGAACACCACGACCCAACCGACGCACAGCTTCTGTAAATTGAATTCCTGCGCCGACACTGAAGTCAAGTGCAACCTTTGTCAGTTCTTTTGCTTCGTCAGCAGTCGTAACAAACGCCTGAGCCAAGCCAATCATTTGCAAAATTGTTTCGTCACCAACTATTGATGTCTGCTGTAATGAACTCGCAAAATCTTGTATGTCTTTTGAAGCCTGTGCACTGAAAGTTCCTGCAGTTTTCAAAGCGGTGTTAAGGCTGTTGACCGCATCTTCTTGCTGCTGAGCTGCCTGTAATATTCTCCTACCACCAAAGGCGGCAGCAATAGCCACGCCGAGTATTGCCACGCGTTTGGTTAAGACATCAAAAGACTTGCCGAATCTTTTTGATGTATTCTTATCAATAACCTTGCCGGTTTTTTTAGCTTGCTTCTGAACCTTGAGAAAGCCCTTTTGAACCTTACCGTCATCTAAGACTATCTCAATTTCAACTCTTTCATCGGCCATTGAGCTTCCTTGCTAATCCTGCTGCGATTTCTTGCAATGATAAAAACTTTCTTTCCTTTGATACAATATTTTTAATAATCTTTTTGTATCCTTCGAGCATCTTTCGCTGACTCTCTTTTTTCTGGTGGTGAGGAAAACTAGAGACATTTATTAAATTTAAATATCTCTCGGCCTCAATTGCGTCTATCGACAAACAATATTTTTGGTAAGTTGAATACGGCAAGGCAAGAATCTCGCTGTCTGTCCATCCGTAGCAGGCCGCTAACCTTGCCTTACTATATTCAAATTCACTTACTTTTTTTTAGACACACCCTTTGTTAAACTCTCGGCAAGTATTGCAAGCTTACTGACCCCTAGCGACTCTGCTACTTCTTTTGGCATTCCAAGTTTCGTGACAAGAGACAAGAAACACTCAATAGATTTATCCTCGTCTTGTTTTAACTCATCACGGAAGGCCGCGACCTGTAAAACGCTTGGCTCTGATAGCTTATATTCTGCGCTACCAATTTTGACATTAAAAGTAACCTCTGCACCTAAATCAATAAGCTCCAAACAACTCTCCTATATTAAAAATTAAAGCCCAGTCTGAGTAAAATCACCAAAAAGAACCTGTGAAACCCTGTCATCGATATTGTCGTCAACGTATCCAGTCCAAGAAACACTTGATGTTCGAGGATTCTCGCCAGAGAAAACCAAACCACCAGGGCTAGGCACAGCTAACATCAAAGTAATATCAGACAAGTTATCGGTAGCCGACACACTACCTAAAGTCAACCTAGCGGCGTCAACAAGAACATTCGATCCGTTTTTATTTGTTCCTGTGCCAAAAACCTCAGATGTACTCGGTGTAAAAGCACCGCCATAAATCTTATAGAGTTCTTTCATTTTTGAAGTCTGAGTCTCTTGCATCTCGGTTGTAACTTCTGCAGTCGCGCCTTGAATCAATGCTGTCCGTGGAGTTGTGCCTGTTTGATGTGCAGTAACAACAAAGGTCTGAGCCTCAAAAGCAAATTCAATGTCACCAACAAGCAAGCCGAGATCAAAATCTTTGCCACGTCGACAAACAACAATTGTCGCTAGTGAATCAGTGTCTGTTGGTGCAAGAACTTCACCAAAGCCAGATCTTTTTGTAGTTATTTTTGTACCACTTTCCGAAGCTGAAAACAATGAATCAGCATCGAGCACAACCTGAGCCTTTGTTACTTTTTGTGCCAAGGTGTCAGCCGTCAAAACATCAATCTCGATTAATCTCTCACCAGCGCCAGGCGTTGGCAAGGTTGAAACTGCATCAAGGTCAAAAGCAACAATTGCTTTTGTGCCATCAACTTCGAAAAGGTTAAACGAAGTCCCGTCGAAGTCGGTTATTGTACTGAAGTCTATTTCTTCTTCAGCCTCAATGCGCCATAACACATTGACGGGGTCAATTCTTACATTATCAGCCGCGTTTGAAGCCATTTAAATCCTCCTGATTTTAATTAAAACACTCTGTCAAAATGACAGTTAAATCCATCTCTAATCTTATTATATTATCGTTACTAGAGTCTAGGGGTGATTGAACAGCCGAATTAAGCTGTACATCCTTGATAGCTGAATCACCCTGAACCCTGATGGCAATACTTAAAAGAGCAGTGAGTATATCGTCAAGGACCTTGTCCACTGCGTCAACGCCCTCGGATGTATCTTTTCTTTTCTTTGTCTTCTTAAATACAGTCACCGTCAGGCTATAAAATAACTCATGTTGTTTGTTGCCGACAGCGCCAGCAGACAAGCCAGTCGTTGCACCTAAGTGGAAACGATCATCAATAACAGTCTCGCCGATGTTGTCGGTGTTAAAGGCATCAGTATGCTCTTTAAATCCAAGAGCTTTAAATTGAGTCCTTAAAAAAGGTCTGACGTCTTGAATAGACAAATTTATCTCCTGAACAATCCGGTTGTTTTAACTGATAAGGCCTCTGAATTTTCAGCAGTGCCATCACCGTCGATATCAAGTCTAAGGATAGACCGGTCTT